GGGTGTTTAAAATTTAACATACCTGCTTTTTTAGATACACCCGGGTTAAACTTAAACTGTGACATTTGAATTTGTGTAATAACGTATTCGATTGGTCGTGTCGATAAGAAACTTTTTTCGTTTTCGGTTATGAAAAAGAAATCGGAAACCAACGATACTTTTTTGATTGATGTTGAAACACCCGACGGTGTATCTGATATAGTACCATTAGATCTCGTGTATGATATAGTAACATCTTCCATTTTTTTAAACTTTAATTCGATTTGAACTTGTTGTTTAGTTAGAGCACATACAGGAAGTGCTAAACTTGGATGTCTTAAGAAGTAAAAGGGTAATAAAATACTATAATCCCAGTCCTGTGTTACGTTGATGTAATTTCCGTGTGCAGATAAGAAGTAAAGTGTTTGTTTTATATCATCTTCGTTACTGTGTATATTGTTATACATGTGTATGTAATCCCCCGTTAAACGTTGGATAGTTTGACCACCGATACGTAAATCGGCGTAGTCTATTATCTGAGCGGCTATAGATTCCCTGTAACTTATAATTTTAATGTCTATTTGACCACCCATACCGGGATGGTTCTCACAATAATAGTATAAAGTTGATGGTGTGCTCGAACTATATGACGGTGTAAAAGTAACAGTAGGTGTACTCGGGTTCGTAACACCTGTTGTATAATCTCCAAACAGTGGTACACTAAATCTATAAAATTCACTACCACTAGATTGTATCAGAGATACTTTACCGGGGTACGTTGTAGTATCGATAACAGTCGGGACAGTATCACTTGTATAATTATCAGACCAGGTAAATGGATCTACTTTTAAAACTCGTATCGTATTGATTGCCCCTGCATTAGCCCAGCCGGGGGGGTTCGTCGAATTTAACCATAGTTTATACACGTAATGTGTTGATGTATCCAAAGGTGTGTACCTCTTATAACTGTAATCAGTACCGACACCGTCAACAGGTGGTAAATCATCGGGTGGGTTACCTTCGAGTGATCCTGCAGCAAATCTAAACGGGTGATATTGATTACTTGCGTTGTTGAAAGTATACGTTGCACCTTCATAAAGTGTAAGTGTTGCCTGTTCGACACCATCGATCAAAAATTTACCACCACCTGATTCCGAAACTATAAATGTTTTATCTGGTGCTGTAGGTCTGGGTAAAGTAAATTTAAGCATCATACTTCTAATCAGATCACCCTTATTCCTTGGTATGTTACACTCGAACGAAGCATCGAAATCGGGGTCGCCATTAAACGGAGTTTCTATGGCTTCTATTGAAAATTTTGTGTGTCGTTTATAATTCATCAGGAAATATGAAAATTTGGGTTCACCAGTAAGCCATTGGTCCTGGATACCAGTGGCGGCAAGGTTTAATTTACCAGCCATTCTTACTCTATGTGAGTAAAATTTTATAAATTAAAACGAGGCGTTATGGTAGATGAATCTTCAATTGAGAAAGTTCAAACCTGAAAACATGGCAGACGATAAAGTTTGTGTTTTTATAGGTAAACGTAATACGGGTAAATCAACGCTTGTTACTGATATCCTTTATCATAAGAAGCATTTACCAGCAGGAATAGTCTTATCCGCCACAGAAGAAGGTAACCATTATTATCAACAGTATATACCCGATCTTTTCATATACGGCGATTACGATAGAGAAGCTATAGAACGTGTAATGGAAAGGCAAAGAAAGTTGGTCGGTGCAGGTAAATCAAATTGCGGGGCATTCCTGTTATTAGATGATTGTATGTACGATTCGAAGTTCATGAAAGATACGTGTATTAGACAGTGTTTTATGAATGGACGACACTGGAAGATATTTTTCATGTTAACTATGCAATATTGTATGGATCTCCCCCCTGCTCTTCGAGCAAATGTAGATTACGTGTTTATTTTACGTGAAAATATAATTCAAAATCGGGAGAAATTGTATAAATCGTTCTTTGGTATTTTTCCAACATTCGAGATGTTTAATAAAGTAATGGATTCGTGTACAGAAAATTACGAATGTTTAGTTTTAGATAATACGTCTAAGAGTAATCGAATAGAAGACTGCGTGTTTTGGTATAAAGCGACACTTCGTAAAAATTTTAAGGTAGGCGCGCCTCAGTATTGGCATACACACAAAAAGATGTTTAATCCCAGACATGGTAATATGAAAATGGGTGATAGAAACACAGTTAAAAAAACAACTGCATTAAAAGTTATTAAGAAGAAATGATACGACTTTTCTCTAGACGATTAAATTCAGCATTAAATATATTCCCATTACCAGCACCAGCTCTAATACCCCCGTACACTGAAATAAAAAAAGCACCACTTTCATCAGGTGAAAGTGATGAAGGGTACCGTATAATGGTGGATGTTTGTCACATCACAAAAACTATTTACATTGACGAAGATATGTGTGATTACGATAAGTTAAACGATTTACCAAGAATTGTAAAAGCGTTTGGGTGTTTATACCCTAACTATAACTTGAAGAGTTAATTATTTTAAGTTGTTATATTAAATGATAAGTGTTGTTATATTAAATTGGAAACGACCGGATAATATAATAGACCATATATTACCAAAACTTGTTAATTATAAATTGGTTTCGGAAATTATCATATCCCATGGTAATAGTAAAACATATTTTCAAACACCCGAGTTTAACATAGTTAAACACTACCAAGATGAAAAATTAAACACAAATTTAGGTGTCGCTTTACGATTTTTGAGATCGTGTGACGCAAAAAACGATTGCATTTTAATAATTGACGATGATATGTTACCTTCTGAAAATTACGTTAATCGAATGTATAAAGAGTATAAAAAGAATCCGAATGTTGTTATAGGTTCAGAAAAAAGATATGTTTCTGCATCCAAAGGGTATTCGGTTAAAAGTTTTTCACCAGATGATCAACAAATTGTATTAACCCAAATTTTAATGACAAATAAAACGATGTGTAAAAATTTCATGAATGAAAAAAATAAGATGAACGATTTTGCACTGAAAGCTAAACCAGTGTGGAATGGTGAAGATATATTATTCAATTTAATTTACATTAAAAATTATAATAAAACACCTATTTATTTGAAACCAAACGGTGATGACGTAACGAAATTAAAAACCAATAACGCAATAAGTAGTGATGCAGGACATTACGAATATAGAGAACAATTTTCAAAAGCTGCTTTAGAAAGATACGATATCGATACTATCAATTACATACATACAAATGTATTAGTTTTGGTAATTGTAATACTTTTATTGATAATTTACATATCCAGGTAAATATTCAGGCTAACGCGTAAACGTAAAAAATCAAAAAACTCTATACATATAAATGTCGACCGACGTGAGGACTTTAAACCTTTCAGATAATAGTGATGGTATGGTAGCATTAAATAATAACATGTCTACTAATTTTATTGAAAATAAACAACCACCCGTTATAGAACCGCCGAATATTGTATCTGAAAAAAATATTGATTTTAAACAAAGTACCATGGACTCTACTCCAATTCAAGATGTTATGCAACCAGAAGCACCCTTAGAACCACCAATGATGGCTGTTGATCCAAGAATGACGCAGGCGCAGGCACAGGCGCCAATGATGGGTCTTCAACAACCAACTGAAGCGAAAAAAAGTACTTCTAGTGAAAATCCATTTAATTTAACCGATGACCAGTTCCAAGCTCTCGTGGTCGCTGTTTGTACTGCGATAGCGATTAGTAAGCCAGTTCAAGAAAAACTCGCGAATTTCGTACCACAATTCCTTAACGATCAAGGGAACCGAAGTGCCGTTGGTTTGGCTTCGACAGGTGCAGTCGCCGCCATAGCATTCTTTTTGTATAAAAGATACGCTTAATCAGAATTAAAGTGGGAATACATTTTATCACCACCAAACAATAAATAAGCAATTATAAAACCAATGGTTAATCCTAATGCTCGAAGTCCAACAACAGCTACTGTACTCCGTGTATTTTTACCATATCTAACAAAGTCTTCTTTCACATTGTCGTTCGTTTCTGTAATTGCAAGTGTAAAAAGTAAACCTAGTATAGTCGATACCAAAAGAAATGGCATATCCAGGGAAAGACGACCCCATACTTTACCGCCTCTTGGCATCATACCCAAAACGTTAGGTATAACAATCAATAAAAAGATTACATTAGACCAGTATTCACTCGCGAGTAGTGGTACACTGGATAAAGATAGAATTCCGTTCCATAATAAAATAGCTTTTGCTAAATCAACTTTTGTCGCTGACATTATTACATTTACCTTAGATTATTTATCCTGAACGTGTTTACCACAAAATTGAGTTTTGTTTGGTATTTCTTTATATATTCCGAGTTGGACGCACATGTCTCTTAATTTTTTAAAATTAGCCCAATACTCTTTACTATGTGAATACTCATCGACTGTTGAGTGTGCGAGTTCGTGTATTAATACGTGGAATATTTCATTCGTATCGCCATCTAAACATAACCCAATTTCGTTACCTTTATTCGTGTTATATCCAATGTGTCCCCTTGTTCTGTGATACATTGTTAATGGTATTTCGTGACGTAAAATCTCGAACTCCTTATGCCCTGTGGTTTTGATATGTTCTCTGAGAATTCTATATTTTTCCCGTATTTCTTTTACTTTATTTGAATCTTTCGTGTTGGTGTATATATACACGTTTATGATAATGAGAAGTAACGCGATTATCATCTTACCATAAACTTACATTAAAATTATAGTTAAAGATACGATAAGAATATTATACATGACGTATGAATTACTCCAAGAATGTCTCAAAGATCATTCTGTATCTGATATAGCTAAAAAACTAAATATAGTTAATGGTACTATAAACAGATGGATTTTATTACGCTCCGTCCCATTGAATTATACTTTTGATTTACATAAGGTATTAGGTAGGGATATAGATTATACTCATTTTACGTATAAACAGAAAGACCAGTTTTTTACACCAAACGATATGGCAGAAAAGTGTTGGAAAAGGTTTAACGAAATCGTTACTATTGATATAAATAAATATACGTTTATAGAACCATCTGCGGGAGACGGTAGTTTTATGAAAGTTTTACCAAAGAATACTATTGGTATAGATATCGAACCTAGATACCCGGGTGTTATAAAACGCGATTACCTAACGTGGAAACCGGACGATTTAAACCAAAAACATATAGTTTTCGGTAATCCGCCTTTTGGTTTGAGAGGGCATTTAGCACTTAATTTTATAAACCACTCGTACGATTTTTCTGATTACGTGTGTCTGATACTCCCTCAATTGTTCGAGAGTGATGGTAAAGGATCTCCTCGGAAAAGGGTATCGAAATACAATCTCATATTTAGTGAGAAATTGTCGGGACTGTTTCATTCACCCGATGGAGAACGCACAAAAGTTAACGGGG